TCTATAGCTGAGGAACTTAGGCTCTAAAGCCAACTGAGCACTTCCAGAGCCCGATGCAGGACTTGAACCTGCGACCACCCGCTTACAAGGCGGGAGCTCTACCTCTGAGCTAATCGGGCACAAATTTTTACCTAATTCTCCACACTCTTTCTTCCAGGTGCGAAAGTCTTTGCTCTATTTTTTTTAACATAAGTTTAACCAAAATCCAATCAAACAACAACCCCAGGCTTAGACCGATAAAAAACCAAATCACTGTGCTCACTTTTTGCGACTATCTTTCATTGCTTTACTTTCTTTGTTTGGTATTTTTGGAAGAGGCATCATTATAGATATCATTTCTGCTAAATTGTCAATAACCCTTTCTGTTTGATACTCCATTGAATTTATAGCCGATTGAACAATTTTTCTAGTTGTAAAGTCGTCATCAAGTGGCTCAAAAGCTGCCATTGCTGCTTCAGTGATTGGAGAAAAGTGGCAATGAAGTAATTCATGAACAATTGTGTCCCTCAAAGTTTCTGGTTTTTCCTTGCGATAATTTTTGTTTAATGAAATAGTTGCACGGTGCTGTCCGTATATAACATCACACTCACCAAGGCTATCATTAGCGCATGGCTTGGAATGTAAAACAATCGTCCATTCCGACAACCCAATTTTCCGGCGAACAATTTGAACATATGAATTAATCCAAGGATCGATGTGTTGGATACTTGTTTTTGATTTAATCACTATAAACTTCTCTCCCTGCATCAATAAGTTTAAAGCCATTTTCTCTATCGTATACTAAATATTCACAAACTTTAACATTAAAAAATTTCTTAACCTCTTCTAACACAAGCTTTGAATCTAGATGTGAGCATGTATATAAATCAAATTGAAGAAGGGATGGGTCGGATTCATCCCAAACATGAAACGCAATATGTGATGTTTCAATCATCACTGCAGCTGTCATTCCACGATTACCTTCCGCATCAACATATGCTGAGAAAGGACCACGAATAATTTTCATTCCAATTTTTTCAACAAATTCTTTTAGCCAGTAGTAAACAACCTCTCCATCTTTTGGTGGATTAGTGCATTGAGCTCTGATCAAAATATGTTTATGTAATGGTACTTTCATTTATTTTCCTCCAATGGTAACATGAATGTTCCTTCTAACCACATTAATGCAATAATAGAATAACCAATCATATCTAAAAATGTATCATACAAACTTTCACCCGGAACAGCATTTTCCATATTTTGTTTAGAAAGAAGATTTTCTGCTCTAGCAATTTTGTCATGAATTCTAATTACTAATCCTGTTATTGCAAACATAGCAATATTATTATGACCATAATCTTTTTGTTTTTTAATTACAGTTTCAATCACCTCATTAATATCAATATCTTTAGATAAAATATTTTTAATTGCATTAATTGCATTAAAAGATATTGCTATCCACAATGATGAATGATTGTATAAATCTCTGTTTTCATTAATAGAAATTTTTTCAAGATAAAGATCTGATTTGATATAATAATCAATTACATCTCTTAAATTTTTAATTTCTGATTCACCATTTTGAATATATATTAAATGCCTATTAAAAGAATATTTTGAATGGAAACCATACATTCTCCATATATGATTTCCAACGTTTTCGGCTGCGTGCTCCCAGACAGTTGGCTTTTCAGTGATGTAAATAGGAAGGGAATTATTACTTTTAAGCACACTATCTGGGAGCAACATCTCAGCCCTCTCTTGTTCTCTCTACTTCAGGGTTAAGAATTTCAAATTGCCCTCTACCTGTCTTTTTAAAGAAATGCCTATTGGCATTGTAGAAGTTATAAAATGTTGGAAGAGAAATTTGCACATCCTGCGAAACTTTTGCCGGTGTGACAATTTGACCAACATTCTGCTTTAAATAACTGGTAATAACTTCTTTCTTAGAACGAGTCTTATTCACTTTGCTACCTCCTTTCTCCTTAAATCCAAACATTGACCAAACAGTATCTGCTAAGTTTTTGTTTAGATTGTAATAGGTAACAATTTTTGGCAAAGCCCAATTTTTGTGATATCCATAGAACACAGCGTTCCCGGTTCTTTCCATTTCTGGAATGGACAAATCTAGCTTGCCAATAAAGCTGTCGTAGATTTTTTCAAGTTGATGGAATGGGATTTTATATTGACTTTCTTCTTCATTGAGAATTTCGGTGTTTTCGTTCATGAGGAATACATTAGCACATTTTCTAAATGCTATTTAGAAATACCGAAACAATTTAAAAATAAAATGGCAGCCAACCCCCGCACTATAAATAACTATTAAGAATATTTATAGCCAAGAGCTGACTGCCAAACTTTTATTTCTTTTTTGACTTAACCTTTGTTGATTGATGGTCTGTTCTTATATGATCATCTAGTTTATTTTCAATATCATCAACTTTAACTTCCACATGATGAACATCTCTATGAACCTCAATAAGTTTTTCCATTACCTTATTATGATCATCTTTATTTTCTTCTCTGCTCTTTTGAACCAGGACAGCAAGAATACCGCCGACTGCTCCAATGAGAGCAACAATAACTGCTTCCATTACTTTGCCATTAAGAAATCAGCAATTGTTTCAACATCAATGTCAAATTTGCCGTGCTTATCTTCATGTTGTTTAAGAATGTCAACCAGATCTTTCTTAACTGTTTCAACAGTATCACCTTCTGGCTCTAACGTTTTTGGCGCTGTTGATGCCGGCTCACCAGTGGAGCCAGTATCGGAACCCGGGAGTGACTGGGAGTTCTCTGTAAGCATAAAGGTAACATCCTTTACTGCCTTAGAAAGAACATCAATCTGCTCTTGGTGATAGGCTGCTGCACGAAGGGCTTCCTTTAAAAGAAACTTGTGCTGGTCAACCATTTTTTCTGCATTGTCAACAGGAATGTTAACGAATTTCATTCTTCATCCTCCTCTTTTTCATCCCCGGAGTCATCTTCCATTTCCATGTCTTCCATTTCTATGTTAACAACCCCATCGGGTATTATAGCAAATCTGCACTTACCCTCGGGCTCTACAGCTCTTTCTATAATTTTACAGACTGAGCCTCCCTCGTATAATACACAGTTTGCACACTTTACGCCAATTTCTGCTTCATCATTATCATCTGCTGGGTCATAACCAGCCCAGATGCCTGTTTCATCTTCATTGAATTTTCCATACTGGGAAGTAATAAAGATAAGCATCTCCGCAAGCAGCGCCTCTTGTTGATCAAGATCATCAGCGATTTTTTTAATATCAAAATCAATATTTAAATGTTTATTAACCTGTCTATACCCACCACCACGTTTCTTGTATTCTCTAACAAGCCATGCATTTGCATATGCAGATGGATAAACTGAAAATTTCTTTTTAGCTTCAGCCTTAACTCTTGCATACAAAGATGGATTTGTTGGAACATTCATAATTTCTTTTTTAAATGTATCAACATTGATCGGCTTTTTACCTTCTCTTCTTTCAGAAGACTCAGCTCTTCGTTTTCTGTTGATAGCAGACCTTCTTTGAGCCGGGGTCATTCTTGCGGCTACAGATGCGGGAACGCATTTTGGATACTTACCTTTTCCAGCATCACTTCTCCCACAAGGCTCGTATCCACCACCTGGCTTTGGTCTTGAAATATCTACCCATCTTTCCCCAAACCATTGTTTAAGACCTTTTTGAACTTCTTCAATAATTGCAGGTTTCTTTTTCTTCTTTCTTGATCTGTTATAACCTTGCTGTGGATTTTTAATACCAGAAGTCATTGAAGATGTTGTAACTTCATTTTCTTTTTCCATGTATCCAGCCATTCTTGCTGCAATACCCTGTGCATTTGCTTTCTTTCTTGCGGCATCCATTGATGCCTTATCGCCCGAAGTGTATGTATAACATACGCCGCTGTCTCCCCATTTAAATCCGGGCTTACCGTTTGATGAGCATGGTCCAACAGGCATAGTTGTTATATTGTACCACTACTTATAGTAGCTAACAAGATCTTCTTGCTCCCATCTATAGACCGGCATGCTTACATCATGAAAAGCCCCATAAGCGTCATCAGAAGAATAATAAATCCTTGCATAAGCTTTTCTCACTTTTTCTTCATAAACCGGGCAATCTGGATTTGGATCAAGGTATAGTGCTTTGTATTGATACTTATCAGTTGTGAGATGGATAGCTTGCACGACAGCAAGCTTTGACATACAAAATGGGCATACTTTTTCTGGATAAGGAAAATCTTTAATTTTTCCTCCAAGTATATGACCTTGATTTATTAATGTTGTGTATTTATTATTCATCTTCATCCAAGTTATTTTTTAATATAAAAGCAATAATATTATCTACTGATCTTTTAGCTATCTCAATTCCGTCCATTAAGCAATTCATTTCATCTAAAGACATTGGATACTCTTCCTCTGGGCTTTGAATAAAAAAAGCTGGAACGTATGAATCCTCAAACGGAACCGCCTTTATTATTATCGATAGGCTTTCAATGTCTTCAAGATTCTGATCGTTGTCGTAAGGTATAATTCTCATCACAGTCAATTCCGCTTTCTGTTACTACAGTAATATTCTGGTAGGATAATAGCATATTCCGGAGAACTTTTCGCAGCAAACTTCTATCTGGATTCTTTGTTTTTCCAAATACCATGCAAACTTCATAATTATTAATTTCTTCAGTAAAAAACATTTTGTAGTGTTTGTCTTTAATAATTTGAGCTTTTTTGTTTAAAGTAAATTTAATCCAAACTTTTACAAATCTAGAAGTTGTAGCTGGGCAGATATAAACATATACATCAGAATTTTTTAAATGTTTTAAGAAAGATAAGATGTAAGGATACGGGTTGCCCGTATCACTTAACAATAAAACTTTTTTATTCTCTAGATAAGAATAATCAATTTCATTTGGGTTGTACATTGCGGTATTTGTGTAAAACAACAAATGAGCTTGAAATCAATGATAGTATCAGAGCTGATCCCCAGCCGATATCATTACCCCATCCCCATTCAACTGCGGTTTTGAACAAAAACGCATTTAGAACCATGTAAACAAAATACAGTATGAGATTTGCCATGCAAAAAGTATACACCAAAAAAATAACGGAGATCTCTCTAATTTTTTTTTCTTTTGACGACTTCTTGCAAAAAAGTGTGCTATGCTACGCATGCAGGCATGCGAAGCACTCTAAGTATACTCTTATACTTAATACTCTTATATACTTATATACCTAGCATACTTAGCATACTGAGCGTGTAAATAAAAAGAAGGGTGGTATACTCGCTATATGAAAATTATCGGCATAGTAGAATCTGATGATTACAGCGGCGCTGCAATAGTTGATTCAGGGTATATTTCAATAGTTCAAACAAATGATTGTTGGATAGCGGCTTCAAGATGCATGTTTTCACATATGCCGGTAACTTGTGAAATTTCTGGGGATGATGCAAAAAGATTTGTAGAAAATGGTGTAAAATGTTTTAATCTAGATGATGAAATCACTCCACCAAAAAAAGCTACAAAAATTAAAAAACCTAGAAAGTAATTTCACATGAGAAAAATTAGTTGGTTTACCCCAGGCTCTGTAGACATCAGCGGTACAAACTGGTATAGTCAAGGTTACTCTACCGCAGCAATTGCAACTATTAATGCTCTTAAAGAAAAAGATGTTGCTGTATTCTATAATAGAAATGAAATTCCTTATCATATAAACTTTTGTCAACCGTATTATTATCAATATCAAAATTCTTATAAAGTTGGGTATACCCCCTGGGAGTCAACTAGAATTCCAAACGGATGGATTAATCACATGAGGCAATGTGATGAAATTTGGGCAACATCAAATTATGTAAAAGAAATTTATGAAAAACATCAAGTGCATCATAATGTGCATGTTATACCTCATGGTATATCTGATGAATTTAGTATAGTTGATAGAGAAGTAACAGATACTTTTAACTTCTTACATGTTGGTGGTGATTCTAAAAGAAAAAATGCGCAAATGGCAGTAGATGCATTTCTAGACCTTTATGAAGATAATATGGATTATAGATTATATTTGAAATATACAAACTTTTGTTTTGCTGAAGTTTATTTAAACGGCAGGCTTGTGCCAGCAAGTATGCATCCGCAAATTGTTGCAATACCACAATCATATGATATTGAGTCGTTAGTTAAGTTATATCACTCTTGTCATTGTATGATTTATCCAACAAATGGTGAAGGTTTTGGCATGATTCCATTTGAGTCAATTTGTACCGGTATGCCTACTATTGTGACAAATGAAACAGGTTGTAAAGATTTTGCAAGCTATTCTATTCCACTAGAAGCTGAATTTATACCTGCTGAATGGAATACTCAGCAATATGGTGAAGATACTGGTATGTGGGCATCTCCAGATTTTGACCAACTGCTTGAGCTGATGCAACTTGTTGTTAGTGAATATGATGAATTTAAAAAGCATACGATAAAATCTGCAAAAATATTGCATACCGAACAGTCTTGGTCTGCGGTTGCTGATAAGATAGTGGACCGCATCAAATACTACGAAGAGTCGATTTAGACCCTAGCATTTTTGATTGCTAACTGTAATTCATTAAGATACTATTGATAATCCCATTTTTTTCTCGGAGGTAAAAATGTCATTACTAACATCTAATTTTTTGTCCAATTACAACAATCAAACTCCACCTTGGGGTTTTGGTGGAATGGGCGAAGTGGTCTATCTTAGAACCTATAGTCGCAAAATAGAAGGCACAGATAGAACAGAAACCTGGGTTGAAACCATTAAAAGAATTATTGATGGCGCAGTTGACATTGGTGTTGATTTTACAAAAGAAGAAGCAGAAAATCTTTTTGATCATATGTTTAATCTTCGCTGCACCGTTGCAGGTAGAGCTTTATGGCAACTTGGCACCCCACTTGTTTCTAAATTTTCTGGAACATCTTTGAATAATTGTTTCTTTACTAATATTGAAAAAATTGAAGACTTTGAATTAGTTTTCGACTATCTCATGCTTGGCGGTGGAGTTGGCTTCTCTGTTGAAAGAGCAAAAATTCATGAATTGCCAAAAGTAAAAGATGTTAAGAGTATCATTGCAGAGAAAAGTCACGATGCAGATTTTATTGTTCCAGATTCAAGACAAGGTTGGCGTGAGCTTCTGCATAAAGTTCTTGAATCATATTTTATTACAGGTAAAAGTTTTAGCTATTCAACAATTTTAATTCGTGAATTTGGCGCTCCGTTAAAAACATTTGGTGGAACAGCATCCGGTCCCGGCGCTCTAGTTGATGGTATAGCTGATATTTGCAAAGTTCTTAATAATAGAGTTGGGAAGAAACTGCGTTCTGTTGATGTGTTAGATATTTGCAATATTATTGGTAGAATTGTTGTTTCTGGCTCGTCACGCCGCTCAGCTCAAATTGCAATCGGTGATCCAGATGATATTTTATTCCTACGTGCAAAAAATTGGTCTTCTGGGTCTGTGCCTGCTTGGAGAGCAAATAGTAATAATTCTATTTATGCAGATTCTTATAATGAAATCCTTGCTGAGCTCTGGAAAGGCTACGATGGCTCAGGTGAGCCGTATGGTTTGGTGAATAGAAAGCTTGCAAGAACTTATGGAAGACTTGGTGAGGTTGCACATGACAATTCCATTGAAGGGTTTAATCCGTGTGCGGAAATTGCATTAGCTGATGGTGAGTCTTGCAATCTCTCAACAATATTTTTACCAAATATTGATTCACTTGAGCAGTTAAAAGAAATTTCAATTCTTTTATATAAGATTCAAAAACAAGTTACAAGATTATCTTATCCATATGAGAAGACAAATAAGATTGTTCATAAAAATGCAAGATTAGGGCAGTCCATTACTGGAATACTGCAGTGCGATGAAGATAAAATTTCTTGGCTGTCCAGTGTGTATGAAAATCTTAAAAAATTTGATAAGCAATATAGTAAAGAGAAAGGATGGAATCCGTCCGTTAGGTTAACGACAGTCCAGCCATCTGGAACACTATCGTTACTTCCAGGTGTAACGCCTGGTATACACCCGGCATTTGCGAAATATTATATTCGCCGTGTTCGTTTTGGAGCTGCAGACCCACTAGTTGATGCATGTAGAAAGAGAGGGTATAAAGTTGTTTGGGATGTAGGTCTTGATGGCAGAGAAGATCACACAAGGTATGTTGTAGAATTTCCATGCAAATCCCCAGATGGATCTGTGCTTGCTAGTGAGATGACAGCAATTCAACAGCTTGAATGGGTCAAAAAAATGCAAACAGTGTGGGCAGATAATGCTGTCTCAGTGACTGTTTATTATAGAAAAGAAGAACTCACGGAGATTAAAAAGTGGTTAGAAAGTAACTATGATAATTCGGTTAAGTCAGTTTCGTTTTTATTACATAGTGATCATAACTTTCCACTACCTCCTTATGAAGAAATTAGTGAAGAAGAGTATAATAAAACTTTTTCTAAGATTGATTTCTCAATCCCACTTCAACAAGCCGCTGGAAGTCACGAAATTACACTTGACGACTGCGCAACTGGGTCGTGTCCTATAAAATGAACCGTTCAAGACCGATATTGGATTGGAACTATGAAAGGCTGTACCTGTTTTCATCATTTTTATTCTTTTTTTAATAAAAGTGGTGTACAATATATTCAATGAGTCATGAATCTATTAAAAACAGTCGTCTGTGGGTTCCTCCAAGGACTTATGGCGTTTGCATCTGGATTATGCCAGATGGTACGCCACTATCTGATGGTGATGGGGTTCTATCTGCAGAAGGTTTTGTCGGAGACAAGGATATTGAAAAAAGAGTAGCACAAGCGGCTAGGTATTGGACCGGAAGCACCGATGGTAGGATTAGCTGGGTTCATGGTGCAAGAAAAGTTAGTGGAAGCGAAAGAGATGATCAAGTTGAAAGACTTAATGAAGGTCTCATACCAGATCCGTATGAAGACTTTTTTGATAATTTAAAGGGGTAGTATGGAAAAGAAAATGGTTCATGTTGAAGACTCTATTGAGGTAACAGATGAAATAAATGATCTTTCTTATTTTGGATTTGATTCAATACCGATATCTGAAGATCCTTTTTTGAAAGTTTCCTACAACTCTCTTTCTCAAAAAATGAAAAGGAAAGCAAATAAACTTTCTAAAAAGTATGTTGGAGAAGATGGAACTGAAACAAAATACATCGATCCAGAAACTCTTGATGGATACACACTGTATGATATTGTTAATCCACCGTATGATTTAGACAACCTATCCGATCTCTTTGATTCAAGTGCAATTCACAATGCGTCAGTAAGCGCTAGGGTTATGAATACTGTTGGTCTTGGATTTCAATTTCAAGAAACATTGAAGGCTAGAAGGAAAATTGAAAAATCAACAGATAACGAAGATAAACTTTATAGGGTTAGAAAGGAACTGCAGGATGAAAAAGAAAGGCTTGAAGAGCTTTTTGAAAATTTAAATGTTGAAGAAACATTTATTGAAACAATGATTAAAGTTTGGCAGGATGTTTTAACAATTGGCAATGGATATCTAGAAATAGGTAGAAATAACGCTGGTAATATTGGGTATATTGGTCATATACCAGGAACTCTTGTTAGGGTTAGGAGGAAGAGAGATGGCTTTGTTCAAATTGCAAGAAGCAATAAAATCACAGCAGTCTTCTTTAGAAACTATGGAGATACAGAAACACAAGACCCCATTAATTCTGATCCAAGACCTAATGAGATCATTCACTTTAAAATTTACTCTCCTAAAAATACATACTATGGTATTCCTTCTGCAGTGTCAGCTGCTGCTGCAATTGTTGGTGATAAGTTTGCAAAAGAATATAACATTGATTATTTTGAGAATAAAGCTATTCCTAGATATGCAATAATTCTTAAAGGTGCAAAATTAAGTAATAAGTCTAAACAAGAGCTTATTAATTATTTTAGAAAAGAAGTTAAAGGAAGAAATCACGGCACCCTTGTGATTCCAATCCCGGCTTCGATTGGTGCAGATAGCGATATTAAATTTGAAAAACTTGAAGCTGGTATCCAAGATGCCTCTTTTGATAAATATAGAAAATCAAATAGAGATGAAATTCTTGTAGCCAACAGGGTCCCAGCGCCAAAGGTTGGTGTGTATGATAATGCTAACTTAGCTGTCTCAAGAGATGCCGATAAAACATTTAAAATGCAGGTCGTTGCTCCGGATCAATCTGTGATAGAAAAAAGATTAAATAGAGTTATGATGGAATTTACAGATCTTTTTGTTCTCAAGTTTAAGAGCATAGATCTTGTTGATGAAGATATTCAATCTAGAATTAATGACAGATATCTTAGAACAGAAGTTATTACACCAAATGAGGTGCGATCCACACTTGGCTTACCAGAAAGGACGGATGGTGATGAACCACTTCCGTTCCCAACGAAGAAAGAAAAGACTGGACCAGGCGCTCCGTTTGGTAATTCTAATAATGATACAATTGCTCCGAGAAATGCAAGAGCAGATTCTGAAGGGCAAGCAAGTGATCCAAGACAGACTGGCGATCAGGCTGAGAGGGGTCAAAATCAAGATAACTCAGGAGGTACAGAATGAGTGACAAAATGGGTATTATTTATTCAAACACAGCAATTACAAGTGCTGCAAATACCGTTTCTATCTATGGGCATACGTCATGCATCCACTTTTTAAACTTGGATGGTTCTACAAATGCCGTGGTTGAGCTAAACGGTGGTCCACATAGAGTGGTCATCCCAGCAGCAAAAAACTGGGTTTATGTCGAAGGTGACTATACTCAATTTAAAGTCGTTACAGCAAATGTTAGCGTTGCTGTCTATGCCATAGGATAATTTGCTGTATAATAAATTGTTTATTACACTAAAATTAGACTATGACTAACTTTAATTTATCATTCCCCATTGATATGGTGAAAAAAGAAGAGCGAATTGTTTCCGGTATTGCAACTGCAGACAATATTGACAAAGTTGGTGATGTTGTTGATTTTGAAGCATCGCTTACCGCATTCAAAAATTGGCAAGGTAATATTCGTGAAATGCATGCACCAATTGCAGTAGGTAAAGCTATTAGCTATAAGCCCATAAGAATTAAAGGTGTTGATGGTCAAGAGTATAATGCAATTCAAGTTGAAGCATACATCTCAAAAGGTGCAGAAACAACTTGGCAAAAAGTTCTTGATGGAACGCTTCGTGCATTTTCAATTGGTGGAAAAATTTTGAAAAAAGAAATGATGCAAAACAAAGTTCACAATGGTAGACCGGTTCACGTTATAAAAGAATATGATCTTGGTGAGTTAAGTCTTGTTGACAATCCAGCAAATGCTGTTGCGATTATTGATCTTGTTAAAAAGGCTGATGATGGAAAACTTGGTTATATACTTGAAAGTGATGATTCTGAGATGGAAAAGGCAAAACAGCCTATTAAAGACCCCAAAGGCGGCTTGACAGCTGCAGGTCGTAGATATTTTAAAGAGAAAGAAGGGGCGAATCTTAAGCCAGGTGTTCGTGGCGCTGCAGACACTCCTGAAAAAATGCGAAGGAAGGGGTCGTTTCTCGTTCGTTTCTTTACAAATCCTTCTGGTCCAATGAAGAAGCCAAATGGAAAACCAACAAGGCTTGCTCTTTCTGCTACTGCTTGGGGCGAGCCGGTACCGCAAGATCGTTCTGATGCCGCAAGGTTGGCAGCAAAGGGGCGGAGGCTTCTTGAGAGATACAGGAATTCAAAAGAAAAAACAAATAAATCAATTACAACAGAAAATCTAAAAATTAAAAATGATTTAATAGAAACATTATTTGAAGAAATTGAGAATATTCAGATTGATAATCCTGAGTATGCAGATGCATTATTATTAGATTTCTTATTAGATGATGTTTATGATGAATTAGGAGAGGAGGTCGCAATGGATAGTGATAATTTATTGCAAGATGATGAAAAGTATGATATTATGAAACCTATGGATAATACTATTGACAAAGAAACAGAGAAATTGTCTTTGGTTAAAAAGTTTATCTCTTGGCTTACAGATCAGCCTGGGGATGAATCGCTTGATAAAGGCGAGCAAGCTGAAGCTTCAGTTGAAGCCGAAGTGAAAAATGATCAGATGGAGGAAGAAATGGATATTGAGGTTCTGAAAGAAGCTCTCGGCTCCGTCATCGATCAAAAGCTTAATGATTTTGCTACTTCGCTTAAGGCTGAAGTTGACGCAAATATCGCTGCTAAGATTGATGAAGTTGCTAAGAGCTTTGACGCTCAGAAAGAGGAGATTTCTCAAAAGTTGGAAGCAACAGAGAAAACTCTTGAAGAACAGACAGCTAAGGTTGAGGAGTTCGCTCAAGCTGGCGCTGTAAAGAAGAGTGTTGATCCGGAAGAAGATGAGCAGGTTGAGGAATTAAAAAAGTCTGAACCTGAAAAGTCTTTCTGGAACAACGTTTACCTGCCACAAGGAATAATTAGCTCCTTGGGCTATAAGTCATAAGTTAAGGAGGAATAATTACTATGGCAACACAAGAAGAAATTCTTGCTAAGGCTAACGAAGTTACTACGAGCGTCGTTAGCAATGCAAGCGGTGGTTTGCTCAAGCCTGAGCAGTCAAATCGTTTTATTGATTTCGTGGTAGATCAGTCCAACCTCATGCGTAACGCCAGAGTCGTTCGCATGCGCACACCTTCGATGGAAATCGATAAGGTGTCGGTTGGCACACGCCTGATGCAGAAGGCAACTGAAGCTACAGATGATGGCTCGAATGCAGCCGTTACCTTTAGCAAGGTTTCGCTTACAAGCGTCAAGCTGCGTTTGGACTGGGAGCTCAGCACTGAGGCTCTCGAGGATAACATTGAAGGCGCTTCGCTGGAAGATCACCTTGCTCAGATCATGGCTCGTCAAACAGCCAACGATCTTGATGACTTGTTGATCAATGGCAACACATCTTCAAACAATGCTCTCCTCAAGGCTCTTGATGGCTTCGTTAAGCTGTCGCTTGCTGGTGGCACAGTGGTGGACGAGGGTGGCAACAACATCTCTCGTTCAACATTTGACAGAGTGCTGCGCAACATGCCAACAAAGTTCTTGCAAAGACGCAATGAATTGCGCTTCTTCACAGGTGCCGGTCTGGTTCAGGATGTGTCCTTTAGCTTGCAGAATCCTAATTCGGCAACTGCAGCTACTGCTGGCGCTCCAGCTCCTGGCTCGACATTCGGTGAGCAGGCATTCATGAACGGTGCTATCCGTGCAAATGGTGGTCCAGGCGCAACAGGGCTTGCACCATACGGTGTTCCGCTGGTGGAAATCCCACTGTTCCCAGAGACAGTCTCTGGTGACTACTCGGGTGCTTCTGGCAATCACGGTTATGTTGAACTGACATTCCCCAACAATAAGGTTGTGGGTATGCACAGAGACATCACAGTGTACCGTCAGTTCCAGCCAAAGACAGACACAATTGAATACACACAATTCATGCGTGTTGCTTGCAACGTGGAGAACCTTGGTTCTTATGTCGTTGCCAAAAACGTCAAGCTGCGCACACTGTAATAGTGTCCTAAAAATCGGTCGGGCGGGGAGAGGAATACTCCCCGCCTCGCTGATATTTGGAATAAAATTGTCCATAGGAACTGTTGATTTATTGATTATTAAATGATAGGATTGATGTATGAGTGAAGAACAAAAAGAAAATATTGTAACATCTGACCAAGTTGCACCCAAGGCAGCGCCAAAAAAAACACAGAAAAAAATTGTTAAAAAAGAAGATGATATTGAATCTATTTCAAAGACCGGTAAAGTTTTGATTTATTTCGAAAGCGGTACCGCATATCTAACCCCTTCCGGTGTTAGATTTTCTAGAGAAGACAAGCGTATGGCAGAAATTGATGCCGAAGAAGCAAATTCTCTGCTAAGACTTCCTAACTTCAGATTGCCTAGTGACGAAGAAAAGGAATTCTATTATAATAATTTGGAGGTATAAATAATGGCTGGTAATCTTTCTAATTATCTTGAAAATAAACTTGTTGATCACTTTCTTGGTACAACTACATACACAAAACCATCTGCTGTTTATGTTGCCTTATACACCGTAGCGCCAAGTGATGCCGGAGGCGGCACAGAAGCTACCGGTGGTTCTTATGCAAGACAAACTGCTACATTTTCAGCTGCATCTAGTGGTGCTACATCAAACAGTGCAAATATAGATTTTACAAATATGCCTGCTGCAACAGTTGTTGCTATTGGCATTCATGATGCTCTTACTTCTGGAAATTTGCTATTGTGGGGAGAGCTTACTTCTAATAAGACAACTGATGCCGGAGACACACTAAGAATTGCCACAGGCGATCTTGATATCAGCATTGACTAAGGAGAACCTATGTTAAGACAAGAATTTAGCGGTGGTGTTCTGAGAACAACATTGTCTGCAAATATTAGCAATAGTGCAAGTTCTTTTTCTGTTGTTGATGCCTCAACATTTCCTACAGGCGCAAATCCTTTTGTTATAGTTATAAATCGTGGGAGTCAGTCAGAAGAGAAAGTTTTAATATCATCAAGAGCCGGAAATGCTTTTACAGTTGCGAATAGAGGCTATGATGGCTCTACTGCAAATTCTCACACATCTGGTTCTTATGTTGATCATATTCTTGATGCAACAGTTATTCAAGATATGAATCAAACAACATATGATAATGAAGTTTTAGTTTGGATGGGGGTATCAAATGGCTAATTTAACGCCAGTTTTAATGTATCAAGGCGGTGATGCAGCAGCAAATGTGTATACTGTTTCAAACACAGTTGGTAACTATTCAATTATTAAGTTTATTAATATTTGCAATACAACAAACACAACACACACATGCTCTTTGCATTTGCTAAGGGACGGGGCATCCCCGGCTGCAAATAATAAAATTATTTCCAACGCTGCTGTTTTGTCTAATAACGTACTATACTTTAGTACGTCAATAGTTATACCTGCAAATTCAAATATATACATTTCACAGTCAAGCACAGGTTTGACTTTTAATATTAGTGGGGTTCAGTATGCCTAATTTAGTTGAACATCAAGTTACCGTTGCCGATAGTGCTATTACCGCCGCTCAAATAGCGGATGGCTCCATTGTTAATGCTGAGATAGCCAGCAATGCATCAATAGCGGTATCTAAACTCGCAGCTGGTGTTTCTGCGCAAGCCCTTATCGCAGATGCAAACGGAGTTCCCACATTTACCACAATTTCAGGAGATATTACAATCAGCCCGACTGGCGAAGCATCGGTAACTGCTAATGCAGTTGCTCTCGGTACCGACACTACCGGTAATTACATTGCAACAATTACCGGTACTGCAAATGAAATAACAGTAACCGGTTCAGGTAGCGAAAGTGCAACAGTCACACTAGGTCTTCCAGCAAATGTTGTAATTTCAAATAATCTCACTGTTACCGGTGATCTGACTATTAGTGGAAATACAACAACTCTCAATACCGCAAATCTTAATGTTGAAGATAACTTTATTCTTCTTAATTCTGGAGTCACCGGTAATCCAGCATTAAATGCAGGTCTTGAAGTTGAAAGAGGAGACTCGGCAAATGTTGCAATCCGTTGGAATGAATCTGACGATAGATGGCAAATCACAAATGATGGAAATACTTATGCAAATGTATCAACAACAACTGAACTTTCAAACCATGAATCGGATACAACAAACATTCATGGAATTGCTGATACTTCAATTTTAGTTACAACAACTGGTACTCAAACCCTAACCAATAAAACCTTAACATCTCCATACATAACAGGTGTGTCTCCTGTTATCACACTTGGTGGTGATCTGGATGGCTCAGTTACGCTTACAGATTTAGGATCCGGAACTTTAACTGCAACAATTAAAGCAAACTCGGTTGCTCTAGGGACAGATACAACTGGAAACTATGTATCTGATATTTCTGCCGGCTCAGGTATTTCAGTAACCCATACACCAGCTGAGGGGTCTACTGCCACAATCGGACTCAATGCTAACCTAGATGCTTTAAGCGATGTTGTAATTACTTCTCCAAGCACCGATCAGTTTCTTAGATACAATGGGTCTTCTTTCGTTAATGCTACAGTAGCATTAGTTACCAATCTAGATAGTGTTACAGATGTGGTGATTACAAGTGCAGTGACGAATCAAGTTTTGGTATATGATGGTACAAACTGGGTAAATACATCAAATCCAACCGTTGCTGGCAATGTGACTATTACTGGAAATCTAACCGTTTCTGGCACAACAACAACAGTTAATTCTGAAACATTGACAATTAATGATAACATCATCGTGCTTAACAATAATGAAGATGGAAGTCCATCGGAAAATGCTGGAATTGAAATAGAACGCGGCACATCAACAAATGTTGTCTTTAGATGGAATGAAACAAATGATTTTTGGGAATTTACAAATGATGGAAGCAAGTATGAAAGAATTGTTGGAGACACAGTAACAAATGCGCAGTCGGCGGCTTACACTCTTGTTCTTGCAGATAGGGCAAAGCTGGTTGAAATGAATGTAGCTTCTGGGCATAATTTGACTGTTCCAACTAATGCAAACGTAGCATTCCCTGTTGGAACTACAATAACGGTACTACAAACAGGCACAGGTCAAACAACTTTGGCTGGTCAAGGCGGCGTAACAGTAAACGCAACACCTGGTCTTAAACTACGTGCGCAATGGTCGTCGGCTACTCTAATAAAGAGGGCAACTGACACATGGGTTGCTATTGGGGATCTCTCGGCGTAATTTATGAGCAGTACAAGCCCCCAGAAAGATATTGGTGGTAAAAAACCCACTACGCCAACAGTTGGTACAGCAACAGCCGGTAACGCTCAGGCAACTGTTGCTTTTACCGCTTC